GCGCGTAGGCGAGATGCGGAATATAGAGGGGACGGCTTACGCTCCCGTGCGTGCGTTGGCAGAGGCGCTTGGCGCTCGCGTCGACTGGCAGCCCGGGCGGGTGGACGTGACGGCGGGAGGTGAGCAGTGATGAGTGGTTTACTTGGCCGTCTGAACGGGTGGTTTGACATCCACCCTCATACCGAATCAGTGGACATTGTCTGCGGACGACTAGTCCATCACAACACAATCACCCGGACAACCTAAGCGACTAAATGTCGAAGGAGGTTGGACACATGATTCCACACACGCAACAAAACACCAGCCGTACTGAAGGTGACTGCTACCGAACTTGCGTCGCGTCGATCCTTGAGTTGCCTGTGAAGGACATACCGAACTGGATGGAGAAGCCCGACTGGCAAGCTCGGTACACAGAGCTGGTTGGGCGGTATGGTTATCGACTACTCACCATCATCGACGACTCTGGAGCTGAGGGCTCAATCCTACCGCTTCTGGGTGGCTGCTACGCAATAGCACTCGGGACCACAAAGAATGGTTTTCGTCATGCGTGTGTATGACTTGATGGAGAGATCGTCCACGATCCATGCCCATCAGGTATAGGGCTTGCCAAGATCAGCGCGCTGACATTCTTCGTTGTCATGGATCCTGCACTGATGCGGCTACGTAACGAACAGTACTGGAGCAAGGTCATGGGCTGGTGGTGGCCCAACCCATGCGGTGAAGAGGAGACCCTACCTGTCACACGCTTCTGTCCAAACTGTGGGAAGCCGTTAGTACCGCACAGGCCCGCAGAGGAGGCTGTAAGATGACTAAGAACAACTGGGACCAGGTGGCAGTCTGGGGGATCGTCGGTTTGATATTTCTGTGGGCCATCCTGTTCAGTACCTGTATCCATTCGCGGGAGACGGAGGACGTGCCTAAGGATGTTCAGGCACTACTAGAGTGGGAGAGGAATCCAGCACTGACGATGCGAGAGACTGCGACGAATTGGTTGGTTGAGGGAGCAGGGATGGAGGAGTACAACGGCCTCTACACGACGGCCATTGCTGACTTCTCGTCTGACCATGATGGGCAGCCGATCTATACAGACGGAGAAGGTCACTACCTGTTTTACGTCTCACACAAAATCAATAGGTGGTATCTTGCACAGCAGGTTGATCCTATACCTCTGAGTCCGTTGTATCGAGCAGTTGCCATTGAGGGTTGCTGGACTGTGGCTGCGGGCATAGCTCCGGCACCAACAGTGTGTGAACTAGGAGACTCAGAGTAGGCCGCAGGGAACTACGGACTCACTACTAATTACGTAACGGCAGCCCCTTCCGGGGGGGGCCGAGACAACCGGGGCTGTGCAGATGGTAGTCGGAAGTATCCGCATCACTATCGCGCGGCGGAGAATGAGGTAAGCGAGGATGAAAGCCCTTGAGCATCTGCCCTGCCCTCTGTGTGGGCGTGCGGCATACCTCGGGGATGTTTACTGCCCGCTTTGCACACAGCGCATCCTGGCAAATGATGCACGCACGAAAGCCGCCCGGATGGCCTGGGAAGGGCGATGGAGAAAGCTGTTCCCGGCTATCCGATTAAGACGGCGTATTATCTGGCAACATTTGGAGCCCTACGTATATTGCGCTCAGGGTAGGGCATTAGTTGGCTGCGTGCAAAGAGATATATCGGCAGGGTTGCCCATTGGCGCTGTTGCGTTCGAATGGGAGATTACAGAGGATGCCGTCGCCGAGGCGGTACGCTGGTGGGACTGGTATATCACGCAGCCGGTCGGCTGGCCGATTGCGCGGAGGAGGATGACGGCGTGACAGACTATGAGTTCAGACGCCGCACACAGGGCATCACATGGGTTGATCTCGCGGAAGTCCCTAATCTATGGCAGTTGCTGGAATTGGCCAATAGCCTTCGACCGTCAGAACAGGCATTACTTAATGCCTGTTTGCTTCTCGCGAAATATGCGCGGTCATTATCGGCAGGGATGCCGATAGTACCGCCGGGGATCAGTCCTGAGCGGGCCAATGCGGAGCCGGGGCCCCTGCCTCGTGCGCAGTTCGGCGACGATATGCTTGACGAACGCCAAGGGCGTCTGTGCTCAATCGATGCGGTGGCAGGCTCATGCCTTGGGCTGGTTGCCGCCGGCCAATATGATGATGCAAGTAGCCGTCTAGGAGAGCTTATCGTGGAACTCGATGTAATGCAGAGTATCCCGCGCACTTGACAAGTAGAACTTGTATCGTCTAGAATAGCCGTAAGCTGGACGCGATAACTGCGTCTACATGTTTGAGCTACGCCCTCAGCTACTATACTGGGGGCGTTTTGATTCTGGGGCTCGCGATGCCACTCGTATATGAGCTATGTTGCGCAGAGGAGCGGGAGGAGCTCTCGCGCCTCTTCGGGCCTGATGCATTCCGCAGGACCACCCGGCTCTTGCGTTTACGAGCGAAGCAGAGGGCAGCGTATGAGGCGGCATTAGCCGGATTAGCTCCCGAGACCCTAATGCCGATAAGGGCTGATGAATTGCAGGCTGAAGAGCGGCGTCGGATTCTCGAGAGACTGATGTGTGACAATCGGACCCCGCAGAGGGAGCGGGCAGCGGTATGACCCCCCATCGCAATCATTCAGGGAAGACGAATGGGGTCGCGAACATATTGCGCCGCGCCTACTGTTCGCACTGCAAGCAGTTTTCGGTGGTTCCAAAGGGGCGGCATTGCGCGATCTGCGGGAAGCCATTGGCCCGTGGGTTCCGGTTTGTGGATGTACCGTTACCGGGGCAAGGGGCGCAAGTGTAATGGACTTCCGAGACGATGATGCAGAGGCCACCGGGGCCGCGTTTCCGGATGAGTGAACAATGCCTGAAAACGCGGTCCAACGCTATCAGCGCATCGTCCGCGAGGTCCGCGCCGAGCGTGGCGACTTCTGCGAGGCTTGTGGGGCACCGGCGACACATGTGCATCATATCATCCGGGTAAGTGAGACGCGCATACACTCAGAACTCGTCTACGAGCCCGCAAACATGCTCATACTCTGTGATGAGTGCCATGCGCTCATGCACCCGTTACTGAGGAATGTGTCCGAATGGCAGGGAGCGAGAAAGCGGCGCGGTGCAATGCTGAGCCGCCGGACTTAGACGCGCCGGAGGCGCTGCTGCGGTATCTCCTGAAGATCGAGTTTGAGCGGCTGCAAACAGCGGTGCGTATTGAGCAGGAGCGAGACATCGTCTTCCCGGAGACGACGATTATCATCCGAGATATTCAGAAGCTGCAGATAGCGCTCGAAGAGAAGACGATGGGAATGGTCGCCCCCGAGGGGGATGATGCGGATAGGGAGCCGGGCAACGGTGACGCCCTACCAGGGCTCCTTGTAGGTTTGAGTGGCGGTGAATAACGATGGCAGTCAAGACGGGGCGAACCACACCCCGAAACAATGGGCGAAACTCGCCGGAAGCGCATCGCGCGGAGGCGTGGCGGCTGTTCTGCGAGGGCGTGTATACATATCGGAGCATCGCAAACGGCGTCAATGCTAAGTTCGGTTCCCGGCACGATCATCATTGGGCCAAGAGAGCATTGGAGGCCTACTCCGACGTTGTCGCGGAGATCGTCGACAATGGGGCGATTAATGCGCGGGCCGAATACTTGCAGGGACTGAGGCAGGACCTTGCTGCTCAGGCAGCGATTGCAGCGGATAGAGAGACAAGATCCGATATCCGGAGCCGTGCGCGTAGAGAGATGACGGCTATCCGCGAGAAGATCGCGGCGGCGCGCGGCGTGGCGACGGTCAACCAGTCGGTAAAGCATGAGGGCACAGGAAACGATGGGGCGCTAAATGTCAATCTCACTTTCCCCGAACAGCTTCGACAGCGTCTTGATGGGCTACTCGCCAGAGAAGAAAAGGAAGCTGAACAGGCAGCTGCAGCATTGGGAGGAGGAACCACCGGCGACGATTGAAGAGTTCATCTGCGACCCGGAATACCTGAATCTTGGTGAACAGGTCTGCGATGCGGTGTTGAATACACTCACGGAACTTTTCGATCCGAGTAAAGATTACCGGGAGGCCGTGCTCATCTGGGGCATCGGCGCGGGCAAGTCGTTTCTCGTCTCGTTGGCGCTATGCTACCAAGCCTACTGCCTTCTCTGCTTGAAGGACCCGCAGGACTACTACGGTCTTGCACCGGGCAGCACCATCAGCCTGTGCAATTTCAGCGTCAATGCAACGCAGGCCCGGCAAGTGGTTTTCTCCGAAATCAGAGCGCGCGTTCAGAACTCAAAATGTTTTACGCGTAAAGGATTTGTGCCTGACCCGAAACTCGACTGGCAGCTCAAGTGGTCGAACAAGTCCATTTTGCTTCAACCGGGGAATTCGCAAGATACGAGCGCGCTGGGGCAGAACCTGTTCGGTGCGGCGATAGACGAGGCTTCGTGGCTGCCGGACGTGGAGCGCAGCGTGCGCATCGCAGGCCGAACAAGCGGAGGCCATTTCGAAGCAGCGGAAGCGCTATACAATACCATCGTGTCTCGGATAGCCAGTCGAGGGAATTACCGCTGGCGGCGTGACAGTTTCTTGTTGATGATAAGTTCTCCGCGCTACGTTGGTGACTTCATGGAACGTATGGCCGGCGAGGCAAAGGAGAACACCTATGTTTCGCGGCTTCCAGCGTGGGAAGGCATCCAAAAGGCGCGGCTATCCGGAAAAACGTTTGAGGATGCTGTGCTGGGGCAGGTGCCTATTGAGTACGCAAAGGAGTTTCGACGCAATCCTGAACTGTCACGGCGGGACTTTGGAGCGCAGCCGTCAGAAGCCATCGAAGGGTTTTTCGCCGATCATGAAGCGCTGGAAGCAGTCTACGACCTGGGCCTTGAGAGTGTCTTTGACGAGACAGGGCGCGTGCCGGTTGTAAGGGCAGATCTTACTATTGCAAGCACTCTACCGCGATACGCTCATATTGATCTTGCTCTCAAACGTGATGCTTGCGGAATTGCCATTGCGCACGGCGAGCGTGATACCATAATCTTCGATGCCCTAACGTATTTGGAAGCTGCCGATTTCGGTGAGGAGATAGATCTTGAGCATGTCCGTAACTTGCTACTTGGGCTACGTGACGCAGGGATGCGGTTTGCAGAAGTGACTTTTGATGGTTGGCAATCGGTAGATAGCCGTCAACTGTTGAAGAAGCGAGGTATTCCCACGGATCTTTTATCGGTGGACCGCACCACAGAAGCGTATGACACTCTCAAGACCTTTGTCTATGAACATCGAGTACAAGTACCAGATACCGGGCGGTCGCGGCGATTTACGGCAGAGGCGAAGAGACTGGAATTGGTAGCAGGTAAGAAAGTCGACCATCCTCCACGGGGAAGCAAGGACGTAGCAGATGCTGCGGCGGGAGCAGTGCTTAATTGGAGTCGCCATGCGAGAGCGCACAGCAAGGGCGCTGCAGCATCGACCCGCACGCGCCGCTTGATTGAGGTGTAAATTGTGGCCGAGGGACTTGTCAAGTCTGGACTGCAATCCAAGAGCTTCAATGTTGAAAATTATCATAGCGGTCCGTATAAGGCGTTTCCGGCTCCAAGAGATCGCCTCATGGATTATCTCCTCATGCGGAAGTACGAGGCGACTACTCGAAGAGTCTTGGTGCTCTTACGAAACCTGGTCCTTCGAAAACTGGGCCATTACAGTCATCCCGACCCGCGTATTGAAGAAGCAGTCGGCGGACTGATGTCCAGAATTCGAGGAGGCGTTCCGACAGTTGTCGCGCAGCTTTGTTCTGCAATGTGGGCTGGGTTTGCCGTGGTTGAGCTCGAATGGAAAAGGGATCCGACTATCTGGTCAGTTGAGAGAACGAATCTCCTCCATCCTCTAACGTTCTTTTCCCCGCAAAATGACGATATTGGCATCCGACTCGACGAAAGAGAAAAGCGCGTCAAGGAGTTCATTCAATACCCGGAAGAGATTGGAGCCGAAGGGGTAACGCTGTCAGAGCAGCAAGTTATCTACTGGCCCTTGTTCCAGGAGTTACGTGAGGAAGTTTTGGGGAATAGCTTGCTGGCTTCCGCTCGCCGCGCATGGTACGCGAAGACCATGAACGAGAACTTCTGGAATACGTTCTCCGAGAAACTGGCCATGCCTACGCCTGTGATTCGTTGCGGCCATGAGATGGTCGAGGATCCCAAGAATCCAGGTCAAGAGATATCACTTGTACAATTCATTGCGGATTTCTACGAGCAACTATCTCCAGGACAAGCATTGGTCTTTGCGAGTGATGTGGAGAGCCCTTCGGATATTGATGCGCTGACCATGCAAGGTGATGGCAAGCCGTTCCTAGCGATCTTGGATTACTGGCGGGAGGAGCTGTTCGCCAGTCTTCTGACGCCTCGCATGATTTTGGAGGAGCCGGAGCACGGTTCTCGCGCGCAGGCTGGTAGCATGTTGGAGCTGTTCTTCATGTTAGTGGATGGGATGCGTCGAGAAATCGGAGGCGTTCTCGTTGATCAGCTCAGTCGACCATTGATTATTGCGAACGTGGGCCCAATGGCCAGTTATGGGGAATGGTCTTGGGATGAGTTGTCTCAGAAAGACCTTCAGCTCCTGGCGCAAGTCTTCGAGTCGGTGGAGCGCGGCAAGTCCTCGGCTGCGATGTCGGGGAACCCCATCACCGAAAAGGACGACAGAAAGCTCCGAGAAACGTTTGAGGCGATCTATCCACCTGCGGAGTCTAATGAAGTCTTGCCGGTAGGCTAGTACGTACTCGAGGAACCCAATGGCTATATCAACGTTCGCACAACAACAGTCGATCCATGAAACGGGGGCCCTACTTACCTCCTACATCACCAGGGTGCGCATGATCCTGGAAGACATGGATTATACCTACTTTCGGGAGGTCGCTCGGGCTGTGCGTGATGCGGGTGACCCCTCTGCCGCACTCTTTGTTCCCTACCCATCGCTGATATTTCTCGAGGCCGCCTTCCGGGAGATTCTGACTGATGCATGGCAGAAGGCGAATGCGCGATACGTTCGCGCTATGGAAGAAATGGGAGACAGACTGTTGTTCATGGCTGTGGGTGCTGATGAGGATGCACGTAGATTCATCATTGAGGCGGGCATGCCGGTCATTCCCGAGGAGACGATTGCTCGGTATGCTCGAAACCGCGTTGCACCGCTGGTAGGTCAAACAGATGCCCGAAGAAGGGTCTGCCGTCGCATCATCGCAGACAATGCCCGTCGCGGAAGAGGGATCCGTGAGGGGATTGCAGCTCTTGAGAAAGAGGGTTTCGGCAATACTGCCTGGCACCGAGAAGTGATCGCTCGGACAGAGGCTTCGACTCTCTACAACCACGGCACAGTATCAGCCGGCATGGCTAGCCCAATCTGTACAGGGTTTGAGTTTGTTGCTGTCATGGACGACAGGACGACCTCGTTGTGTGCGTCACTGGACGGTCGCAAATTTGATAAGACTGCGGCCAGCGACTACGTACCTCCGATGCACTTTGCCTGTCGAAGTCGCTTGGTTGAGATCCTATTCGACCGGTCTCCTGTCAAGTGGGATGACTTCGAATCGATCATCGGGGGTCTCGATGAGAAGTACCGACCTAAGCCGGGGTTTGGTGTAATTGATTGGGCGAACATGCCGCCTCCAGGGAAACTGATTGACCTCTACACACCTCTTTCTCGAAGCGCTGACACCAAGCTGAGGCTGGCCTATGACGACATCGTTGAGCGAGGGGCGAAGAGGTTCGGTGAAGCTTGGCGTGCAGGCATTCCAACGGAGCCCGAACTTCCCGATGTTGAATAAATGGGGTTTTAGCATTACATTCGGCAAGGAGAGGCATCATCATGGCAACAAAGACTGGAAGCAGGACAGGCAACGCACCGCGAGATGGCAGAGGCGGTGGCAAGGGTCAGCCTAATGGGGGACGTAGGGCCGCGAATACTGGCGGTTGCACCAAAGGCGGCAAGGGCAATAGCACAGGTGGAGGTGCTGGCGGAGGCACAGGGCGCAAGAGGTAAAGGCATTACCAGGTTAGGAGCATTTGTATGCCATATCCAAATGAGCATTCGTGTCGCCTTCAATCGCCTGAAAGCGGGAAGTCATTTCGACGTGAGAATGACGCAGCAGAGATTGATGGCCGTAAAGTGGATCATGTCTTCATGCAAAAGGAAGACGGAACTTGGGTACTTCAAGCAGTCCGATTCCCTACGCGGAATGGCTGGGACACGGAAGCCGCAACGGCATATGCCAGGGAATGGTGCTCCGAACATCCTGGAACTTTTGAGCAGCAACAAGCCGAGAAGAGCGCTGCCGAGACGATTTTGGTGCATGGCTTCGTCTCAGTTGAGTCCCTTGATGTATCAGGAGATGACGATGACATTGAGGGCATCAACATAGTCATCAAGCTCGCCGAGCGGGACGAGGCCCTTGAGGAGATGATCCGCCTACGGTTCCCTGAGTCGCTAAGGGACCTCCTTAAGTTCTCATGGGATGAAGAGTTGCCGACAGAGAATTACATCCCCTTGTTCGACTTGGCTTTACAGCCTGTATTCAGCTCCCAAGAGTTGGTTGATCAAACAGAAGAGAGGGTTGAGTTGGTACAGGCCGACGAAGAGAAGCGATGGGTAACGGGGCTGGTGATGGTTCCGGGTGAACCAGACACTGACAACGAATTCATCCTAGCGGAGGGCATTGAAGATGCTATCGGCACCTTCGCTAGTCACAGACGACACTTTCTCAACCATGGGGTAGACATAACAGATCAGGTAGAGCTCGTTGAGAGTTATCTGGCACCCGTAGACTTCCTCGTACAGGATGAGCGTATGGGGAAGCAGAACGTTCCGAAAGGCAGTTGGGTTATGACCCTCCACATTCTAGACGATGCTCTTTGGGCAGCTGTGAAGTCCGGGGAGTTGACTGGATTCAGCGCTAGAGGACTTGTGAGCAGAAAACCTGCATAAGTGAGGAGGTATTACCTTGTTGAAGAGTGAGGTGGTCAAGCATTTAGTCGAGTTCTTTGATCCAGATATCTTCGAAGTGTCGTTGGCCGTGAAACCCAAAAACCGCCACAGATTTCTGGCGGTCAAAGCCGAAGGAGGTAAGGCACCGATGAATGCGAAACAGCTTCAAGAAGAGTTGGACAAGGTGGGAATCAAGTTGGATCTGAGCAAGTTCAAGCAAGCAGCGTCCGATGCGCCGCAGGATCTCGAAGGACTCATCACGCAGTTGAAAGCTGCGGAAACTCCCGATGACGCCGGTGGCGAAGACGCGAAGAAACAGACCGTCAGCGAATCGATGAAGTCTCATATCCTAGCTGTGGTCCAGTTTCTGGGTACATTGGTTGGGATCAAAGGTGACGAAGCGTCGCCGGTCGTTGATGGTTCGTCCGTACCGGAACCGAAGGCTGCGGGAGAGCCCGTTCCCGATCCGGCGATTGCTGAGTTGCGAAAATCGTTGGCAGCCCAGGAGACTGCTATCAAGGAGGCCAACGACCGAGCTGCGAAAGTGCAGGCCGAGTTGGACCTTGCCAAGCGAGAGGCTGCTGTCAAGGAAATGTGTGACGACCTGTCAGTCCAAGGCGTTTTGACTCCCGCGCAACGCTCCAACGCGGAGGTCCTTTTGGATGAGCTCTTCGCCAACGACAAAACGTTGGCGATTAAGAGCACTGACGCCGAAGGCAAGGAGGTTGAGGAAAAGACGAGCTTGGTTGATCTCCTGGCCACGTTGTTGAAGGCCCAGGGAGAACTGCTTCCGACAGGCCGGAGGGCCTTGGCATATAAAGGCGAAGAAAATCCGGACGAGTTCTCCGATGCGGCCTGTGACAAGGCCGGGACTGAGATTGCTGCATTGGTCTCTGAAGACGAGTCGAAGACGAAGTAGCCAAATCTGAGTTGGAGGTGAAGCAAAATGCCATACGATCTGGAACGCAGTTGCGTAGATGTAACGCCAGATGCGGTCTTCCAGGACATTGATCGCATCCTGGGAATAAACATTCATGCGGATGGACGAAATCCGTTGAATCATCTGGACATGATTATTCCCATGGCGACGCCTATGGCGCCGATTCATTCGGGGTCCGATCACACCCTTGGGCTATGGTTGCCCATTCGACGGACGCGTATCGCTGTAGTTGCGACCTCGGTAGATGTCAATACGTTCGAGGTTGATGATGCTGAGCCGTTCGTAGTCGGCGACACAGTACAGTGCATCGATGTTACGGGTCCGGTGACTGGTGAAGTGACTGACCTGGGCGCGATCACAGGGATCGACTACGACAACGATCTGCTCACTGTGACGAATGACGCATCCGGTCTGACTGTCGACGACTGGATCGAGGTCACGGAGAATGGGAGTGCTGCTGCTGCAGATTGGCATCGAGGTCTGAATGTTGGTCTCTTGCGTAACAGCTACGACATGAAGATCGTTCCGAATGATGCAGTCGGGATGTTGACTCCTGCCGCAGTTGTGCAGCACGGAGCAATCCGCGAGAAGGACATCAACTTCAACGCGCTTGCCACAAATGATCAGATCCTCGTTTGGCAGCTTTCGCAATGGCAGCCAGGCGGCGGTATTCAGGTCATCACATCACGGTCGCACGGCGAAGAGATCGTAGCTCTACCTGACGCTCCATAATCGCAGTTCGGGAGGTGACGAAGACATGCCGGTACCAATTGAACTACAACCCAGGGCGATCCAAAAGGCGTTCGAGATGTTCACGAGCGTCGAGACATCCTTGGCGAAGTACTTTCCCATGACTCCGAGCCCCAATCCGGGGACTCACGTTACGTATGAAGTTGTCCAGTTCTCGCAAGAACGACCAGAAGTCAACACACGTGATGGCGAACCCATCTACACCACACCGCCGGTCGTAAAGGTGGTAGACTTTGAGGGTGAGACATGGCGTGACGGCGCACGAATCAGTCCTCAGACCTTGAAGGATATTCGGGAGCCCGGCTCTGCGACGCAGAATCGTGGGCGTGCGGAGATCGCTAGGCGGACTAGGGCTCTACGACTCCGCTATGAGCGCTTCTTGGAGTGGCTACGCGCCGAAGCCCTCCAAGGCGTCAAGACGTACAAGCCTCGGGGTTCCGATACTGAATTCTCTGAGCTGCTGCTTTGCTCAGACGATTGCATCACGGACTACAACGTAACCGGAGCCTGGGATGATGGCTTCGACGACGGGCCTACTGCTGCAGAGGCCCTTGTCAACATGCAGGCGATCTACCAGGACTTCGCTGCAGCGAAGACGGCCATCGGAAACGCGGGCTGCGTTTGTGATACGGTTATCATGAACACCACGACTCGCGGGTACATCGATGTCAACGCGCAGACTGCAGGCATCCGAGAACTCGAGCGGCAAATCTACGCTGGTGGGATCACCGAGCTTTATGGACTGAAACTGGACATTGTGGATGGTACGTATATCCATCCGATTTCTGGAGCAGTCACGAACTACATTCCCGATGATGTTGTTATCTTCCTTGACAGCAACAACGTTCGAGCAGGACGTGCGATGGTTGAGTGCGAGGCGCTTCATGTTGAGGCTCCGCCAGGAACGATGGGTCTGTATTTCCACAGTTACAACATCCAAGAGGCTCCGGGTGAGATACGGATCAGCGGCGAGTGGACTGGAGGTCCGGAGGTCGCTGTAAACTGTAGCCAGTACGTGATGACCGATGTGACCGCAGGTGCGGAACAAGCGTAGCGGCTGGTTACATACTGCAATGGCAACGGCCATGCTGCTGGGGTAGTACTTTGCTACCCCAGTAGCATCTAACTTGTGTAACCGAGGTGTACCAAGTGGCCTTTAACTTTGGTCAAGCCGGTCTTGTAGGAGACTTCTGGGCATCTGCGACGGACTGCGAGAACGTCATTTCGCAATTGCAAGAGGCACTTCAATCCAGAGTGTCCGTACTCGAAGCCGCTATTGCTTCTGCTACAGGAGAGGCGAAGAGTATTCTACGGAATCGATGGCCGGACGCTTGGCCGTTCGCTACACCACCAGCAGTATTGCGAGATGTGGTTGCCATTCTTGCCGTGTACCGGGCTGTCAGGCAAGTATCACCTGCAGGGGCTACTGAAATCTTGGACAGATTGGCGGCAGATGCGAATCAAGCTCGGAAGTGGTTGTATGCTTTGGCGAAAGGCGAGGTAGAGCTTGACATGACTGGAATCACGGCAAGCGCCAAAGGTGTAGTGGCTGTCGCTGCAGCGCCTACCGGGGAGCTGGGTTTTCATGCCAGGCGCTGATACTACGAAGTATCACATGACTCTTGAGATCAGGGGATTGAATGAAGCGCAATACGCGCTTGATCGGTTGGCCGGTTGCCTCAACGCTACCGAGATGGCGCCTGTGCTGGAGGACATCGGCAGAGTTGCGAAAAGGGCGACTCGTAGGGCATTTGAACAGGAAAGGGCGCCAGAGATATTGCCTGTGTTTGCTTCCGGGAGTAGTACTGCAGCGGCTGGAAAGAAATGGGCGCCTTTCGCACCTGGAACGAAGAGAAAATACGGAGACATGGCCTCGGCCAAGTTACTTCAAGACCGAGGTATCATGGCAGGAAGTCTCTCCTCTCGCATTTTACGAGCCCAGCTATTTGTTGGGGTAGGAGTTTTCTACGGGATCTTTCACCAACTAGGCACTAAATTCATACCAGCGCGCCCGTTCCTCGGCTTCGATGAGGCAGACAATCAGACAATCGTAGACTTGATATTGGCCCACATTCGAGCCGCAAGGAGCGCAGGCAAGTAGATTTGCGCGAAAATCGAAATACCTGGTTGTTCGTGGGAGGTATCGCAGGACCTTCAGAGAGGCGAGCAAGATATGATCGAATCCAATCTCTTCACCAAACGAACTGCAAGGATAGTCGAACTGCTCAATGATTTTGAGCATCTAGGCGAAAACTTGCCTGGCGGTAAGGTGCATATCATTGCTGGAGTTGAACAACCGCAGCTGTTCCAGTATGCGGTATTTGTTTATCGCGCCCGTGTTACGGGTTACGGGTACTGGATGGGGCAGCAGGGAACAGACTTTGCGGCTATGTGGGCACTTGCGTGTATCACGAAACATCTCGCAAATCCCGCTGCTCTTGAACACGATGTGAGCACGCTAGCTGCGAATGTAATTCGCTGCCTGTCAGAAGCTCGTCAGGACCCGCTCTGGGATTCGTTGGTGCCGCAGCCATCCGATGCTGTAACCATGAGAGACGAAGCGAATCAGTGTTGGGAAATTGAAGTTATCCCAGTTACGATTAAGTGGCAGGAGCCTGATGCCTGATGACGAATCTTCCAGAAGTGTGGATGAGCGTGTTGGTCTGTGCGGGCAAGGAATACGTATGGCCTTGGTTGATGGATGCCCTGCGCAAACTAGACTACCCACATGAGAAGCTGACGCTGCTCGTCCTGTTTGACGGCTCTTGCGATGTCGCGGAGATCTTCTTAGATGCTTTGTGTGCGGAGGTGCGGTTCGTTGTTCTGACCGAGCACGCGGAGATCCCAGAGAGGTTCGATAATCGTGGGGCGAACGTAACTGCCCTGTACCAAATAGCGCAGCGACGTTTCCTGGATAGCGGTAAACCATGGTGTTGGTGGTTGGAATGTGATCAGGTTCCGCCGCCAGGAGCTCTACGGCGTCTGGTATCCCACGGAGAGCCCTACGTGGCGGTCACGTCACCCAGCCGTGTGGTATTCTCTCGCCTCAATGTACCTTCCAGAGACGGACACAAGGGTATGATGTTGTCGGATGTGCAGCCCGGAGAACTCCAAGAGGTCCCGTGGTCCGGTCTGGGTTGTCTTCTGACCCGGAGGGACGTCATAGATTGTTGTGTCTGGCAGCCCGGAGAGGCGGCGCCGGACAAGCAATTGGGCGAGAGCTTTGCAAGAGAATTCGGACAACCCGCATTGTTGGATGGAGGTGTCCTGGTCCCCCACTGCAATGAGTCTCCTCAGGAGCTGGACAGTGTTCGGGTCAATTGGCCCCGGTATAGGGATGGACGCATACAGGGAGAGCGTCTTGTCTACAATAGCTATGACACTCCAGGGTTTTGGCGACCTCGAAAGCCAATACCAACACTAGACCTGCCGTATGACTTGACTCAGACTGAGATAGTGTTCCCTGGTGAAAGAGTTCGTCTTGCGGGTATCTATGAGGAGAGGGGTGGGGCACATGTTCGATTACATCGTGCACAGAGCGCACCGGGACCTTTTTGGTTGAGATTGCTTGAGCCTGATGTTCCGGAGTGCAATCTATTCGAGAAGGAGTGAGACACGTGGCGTTGACACAAGATCTGTTTCAAGTGCTCACAGACAAGATGGTTGTGCGTTTCGAGCCCGCAGTTCTTGCCGAGACGGAAGTCTTTAGTTTCGGTAACACCGAGATGACTTTGGCCCGGTATCTCGACGAGAATAGCGGCGATCCTGACCTGCAGGACGCGCTGCTGGGATATTGTGCGAATGTTGACAGGCAAGTCCTAGCTCCAGACCTCGGTGCATACCTTGCTCCGCTCTTCGGGAACGCCGCAGGGCGGGCATTATTCACCGGAATCGTGGCCTATGTAACAAGTGTGGAGGGCGGTAGCTGGGCAAATCTTGCCACTTGGATTGCTGCCACCGGCTCCACGCTTCACCCGCTGGCCGCCGAGATAGCTACCGGCGCCGCAGGCTCCAATCTCTTTTCGCTTGGCGGGATCATCCATGGGCCCATGCATCCGCTCATGCAAACCATTCCATTCGACCGCGTTTACACCGGCACACTAGGAGCCCTGGCTGATGAAACCGCCAATGCGGCGAGTGTTGCTGCCGGTGACGTACCCGTCTTCACCGTCGCGGATGATGTGGTCGTTCTCTGCAGCCGTCACCGATTCGATAAGGTACTTCTGGAATTCAGTCAGCTTGCCAGTGAGGATGTGGCCTGGGATGGGTACTATTGGAATGGGGCCGCGTGGACGGCGGTAGTTCTTACCGACACCACGAACGGGTGTCAGGTCAACAGCGGTATCGTCTCCTGGCCGATGCCGGCAGATTGGGTACCGTATCCTTATGACAATCAGGTTGTTCCTGCGCTCTTCGATGCAGCAGAGGAAGGAGATTACTATTCTTTCATCCTCCAAGCGTCCGTCAGTCCAGCTATCACCGATCCAATTATCACATGGTTGCAGCTGTGTCCAGAAGAGATTCTCGGAGCTGATGGCAAGTATCTTGGCGTCGATCAACCGCCGTTGGCGATTGTAGAAATCACAGCCGCGGACACCTGTACTGTGCACCTCGTAGGAACACCGCAGATCAACAAGTTCGAGTGTCCGGGGATTGCTAACAATGCCCTCCAGATGCGCGCCATAACCTCCTTCGCAGACAACATCACCTTCACGCTAGGTTACACCAACCAGGACGGCGCGGACAAGACTGATGCGCAAGCCGCATGGGTTGCGCCCATTGCTGCAGGTGATACGGTTGCACTCACACTTGATGGAGCCGACACTGGGTTACAAGCAATCGATCCCTCCACGTGTGATATCACTACAACTGCGACGGAGGGTGTGTTCGTGATCGAACTGGCTGACTACGCAAGAGCAATCGCTGCGAAGTAAGGAGATGACCTCATGGCGGATCATTACGTAGGACTCAATGAGTGTGCCGAGTACGTTGAAGTCGGCGTTGCTCCATACGTATCCTTCGACAAGGTCGAGTCGGGGGAAATGAATCTGGAGGGAGGTGAAATCCAGTACAACGAGGGAACCGGCGGCCAGGTGGATAAGTTCCGAGGAATGACAGTTCCGGTCGGCTCCTTGAACACACAGGTACAAACAGACACGATGTTGCGGCGGGTCAAACCTGCTGCCTTGGGAGAGCTACCTCCTGTAATTGCCTTGATCCATGGGGGCCCTCTGGTTGGCGCTCTACACGCACGCGAACAGTCGAGCTGTTACATCAGGAATGTAGCCATCTCTGGCGCGCTTGACGCGCTGATCATGGCCTCTTTCGATTGGGTTGCTCTTCGAGCGACACAGACAACCATTGCTGCTCCCGCAGCAAAGCAGACCAATACAGGATTCCCTTGGCACGCCGGAAACGTGCTCTTTGATGGCAATCCACTCAAGGTACAGACCTGGACAGCTACTGCCACCTGTCCTATCGAGGCAAGGACATCCGGCGATGCCAAGGCCCCCGGAGTCGAGCGCTTGCCTGAATGGTTTGATCCTGCACCATTCCAAGTGACGCTAGAAGCGACCGTTCGGACGCCGCCAGGCATCGATATGACTGCGGACGTAATCGCTACGATGGACTTCATCGCGACAGCCACAAATCGTGATGGCGTGCCGAAAACACTCACTGTGGATCTAACTGGCGGTAATGGTCTGAACCCCAACGGGGACGGCGTTATGATCGCCAAGGGTGCCGACGAGGTTTTGTGGTCTATCTCTGCAACCTCAGAGCCGGAGGACTTTGATGTTTGGAACGTTCATATTGCATAGGAGTGGAATGTATGCCTGAGAACAATCCTGAGACGCAGACGGCCGGACCCGAGAAGGGTTCTGAAGAGATGGCAACCGTGTTGGGTCAAAAGTGCGGCCGCATCGAGCTAGGCGGAAAAATGTACACGATCAAACCTCTCAATCTCAACGATCTATGTGAGTTGCGAGCGAATGTCCCGGCGCACGTAGCCCTGGACCAGTTCGATCCCGAGGTCCTACGATACGAGCTGTACTTGGCCTTGCGACGCGCGGGCGACAGTAACTTGTCTCTCGAAGAGGTCGGTGGGCTGATCCTTGCACATGAAATACCTCGCATTCAACTCGCGCTGCGCGCGCTTTATCCGGTGAGTGATGACGTGGGGGAAGTGCCGGATATAGGCCCGGATCCTGGTCAAGATTCCTCTGGTTAGTTGTTCAGAAGACCGGATGGACGTTTCAGGAAGTCGGTCAGTTGGACCTCTGGCAAGTTCGGGAGCTCGAACGTAATCTACAGATCGACAATAAGCTTGCTTCCATCAAGGACGCCCACGCAATGCCTGCCGCAGTCAGAATGCTGATGGAGGATCTCTGGGGACATGCCGAACGCGATTGAATATATCATCACGGCAAGAGATCAAGCGTCGCCTGCGTTTCGGAGTGCCAGTCAAAGCCTAAGGCGCTTGGGAACGCAATCACAAAAGACGACTAGTTCTTTGCTCGCGCAGCCTGAGGCGATGAAGCAGATTGGCACCCAGGCAGCTACGATGGGTGCTGGAATTCTGGCTGCCTACGGAGTATCAACGCATGCGGCGATGGGCTTCAGGGACATTCTGAAGGATGTTGAGATCCAGTCCGGAGCGACCGCTGAGCAGATGGACGCAATCGCGAAGAGCGCCTTGTCGGCTGAGTTCGTGAGACTAGGCAAGAGCGGCTCCGATGTAGCTAATATGTATCGTCGGTTGGCCTCTGAGGGTTACGACCTCGCCACCATGAAGCAGATGCTTATGCCGATAACGGAGGCGACAGTTGCCCTTGGGACGGACGAGGCAGACACGACGAAGTTGATGCTCAATCTGATGGAGCAGTACAAGATGTCCGCGTCGGAGATGCCTCGGATCGCGGATGCAATGACCTCGGCGCTTGCGAACACAAGTTATCAAGGGAGCGAGCTTGCCGAAGTCATGAAGTACGCCGGGATGGCAGGAAGCTCCCTTGGATGGTCGCTCGAAGAAACGATTGCAGTCACCGACAGAGTCATCAAGGTGACCGGCGAAGCGAGCATGGCGGGGACCTACTTTCGTGGGGTCGTTGCTGCCATCAGGGACCCGACGAAAGAGATGCAAGATGAGTTGGCTGGGGTTGGAATCAGCCTAGAGGATCTTGCCAAAGCGACAGAAGACCCTATTGCGCTGGTAGACCTCTTGACAAAAGCCCATGATAGAGGTGCGAACTTCGCTAACATGTTTAGCGTTCGTGCCTTGACGGCGGCGGAGGCACTTGTTGGCGAGAGCGATAGCATCTCGAGCTTGATTCCTAAGCTGCACGAAAGCGGTGCAGCCCACGACGCCGCAATGGAGAAGATGTCAAATGCTGGCGGTGCTGCGAGATCCGGCGCGGCTGCTCTCAAGAATCTGGGTATCGCCATTGGGGATGCGTTGTTGCCTATGATTCAGGCGTTGGGCCCTCCACTCGTCTCTGTGATTGGTTTCTTCTCGAAAATCGCGGCTTCTCCTGTTGGGAAGATCCTTACCGGCATCGGTGTTGCTATCGGCGGTATATTGTTGGTAGCCGGCGGCCTGTTGGCATTCCTCGCAAAGTCCGTCATTTCTTGGAATATCCTGACTGCGGCGCTGACTCGGAACGCCGCTGCTGCAACATCAGCAGCGGCTGCCAATCGGGCCGCGAGCGCGGCTACAGGCGGGCAACTCACACTTCCAGGAATGGGTGGTGCGGCCGGACGTGCGGCTGGGCGTGGTTTGCTCGGGCGTGCTGGTGTAGCTGGGCGTGGTTTGCTCGGGCGTGCTGGTGCAGCGCTTGCCACGCCGGCGGGTGCGACTGTTGGTGCTGCCGTCGTTGGTGTCATGGCTGCAGGGACGTATGCAAAACATGCACATCGACGAGCAGCCGAGAACTATCAAGCACTATATGGTGATTTGCAACGTTTCCAGGCGACTGGTGTTGTTGGAGTCCTTTCGCCAGAAGAGAGGAAACATCGACGTGCAGCAATTCGCGGTATTGTCGACAGCACGCGTGAGTTTGGTTTCCAGACCAAGTTCGGAAGAGACCTTGGTGAGAATATTGCAGTTGTGCAAGAGTATTATCGTGCACTCGGTCGTACTCGTGCTGGTGGTGGTCCTGTTCGGAGGGGCGAGGCCTATGTGGTAGGAGAGGCCGGTCAGGAGTTGTTCGTCCCTGAGACCTCTGGATACATCTACCCTACAACATCAAGACATCCGAGAACTGAAACTCTTGGTGGGGTTGTGAACAACTACAACTACAACCTGAATGTGGAAGGAAACATCTATGGGGACGCAGCCTTTGAGAGGCACGTAAAAGAACTCATCGAGCAGACCACCCAGGGAGACGCATATCGTACTGCAAGACCGCCCACACAGATCCTTTGATGTGGAGGTTTGTTGAATGCCTGCACCCGTTGATTGGTATAAGGTCGCGAACAACGCCAAGTCTACTCTGCTGCTGGACATTGCAGACGGCGCAGCAGTTACCATGACGCTTCTGAACGGTGCGGATTTTCCTGCTGTCTTTCCGTACTTCGTGACAATATGGGATAGCAATGTAGCAAGCCAGCCTGGCGACGATCCTGGAATGGAGATTGTGAAGGTGACTAACCGGGTTGGAGATGTATTTACCATCGTTCGTGGACAAGAGGGCACGGCTGGAGTTGCGCACGACGCTTTGGAGAAAGTGCAGCTGCTCCTTGTTGCGGGTAACTTACAACAGATCCATGACGAAATCGATCTTCGAGTTCTTGCTGCGGGCGACAAGATCGGTGATGGGATAAACTATACCCAGTTCGCTGCTGATGGAGAGATCACGCTGCATGGAACAGCGCGGGTCTTACGCCACATCTATGTCAGGGCAGACACTTTCAAGAAAGTCACCGGCGGCTCGCCGCCAGAGGACACCTTAGAGGGGTACTTTGCGACTGTCGACTTCGATGATAGCTCCTTAGAACAAATCTACTACACCCTCAATATTCCGTATCGCTGGGCTGTAGGTACAGACATCGCGATAACAATCATATGGATGCATGATGCAAATGCTCCGGATGCAGCTAAGTTTGTGCGCTGGGGACTTGACTATCGCGCCGTTGCTGTGGGTGAAGCCGTTGCTGGAGCTGTCACGACTATCACCCAGGATCAAGCCGCTCTCGACGCAAATCAAGGGCTGCGCATCGACACGGCCTTCACTACTGGGATACTAGGCGCAAACCTTGCGACGCATGATCAGGTCGGTATCCGCCTTTATCGGGATGCGCCGAACGATGACTATGTGGGGGACGCGCGACTCTTTGGGGTCCACTTCGTATTCACGCTGGACAAACTTGGCGAGCCGACTGTGTAGTAGGCAGTTTTGACTTTCGCGGCGCGGTGGGTATAATGAGGATGTTCCCGCTAAGGACGGTTGCCGGGTCGTTTGCAGTTCTTGGCAGACCAAATCTTTGGCCTCAGTGACAGCGGCTCGGCGCTTCTTAGCGGGAACGTCCGGACCGTCACTGGGGCCTTTTGATTCGGGACAGCTAAGAAAGGCATGGTCTCAGTGAAACCCACCACAATCAGCGTCCAGCCGTTTAGGTTGTTCGTGATATTCTTGGCGATATTCACCGGCGGGGCGCTGTTTGCGGCGCTCTGCTGGCAGGTCCAGTTCTGGGCTTTCTGGCAGGGAGAAGCAGCCGACGAGGTCGCAAGTTATGAGGAGAAGACGCGCGAGCAGATGCTCGCCGGACAGAAGGCGGCGGTTGCAAGAGCACGGGCATTAGCGACTGCCAAGGACGAACCCGGTCCCGTCACTTGGTCACATACGTTTGAGCCGCCCAAGGAGGCCCTTGAAGCGATGTTCAATTCGGCGATGCTGAACGCGGCTGAACTGAATGGACTTTCGCCGAGCATCGCTGCTGCTGGAGGTAAAGCGCGTCGCGAGATGATGTTGGATGGGGCTTGGTCGGGGACATTTGAGATCATGAATCAAGAGTCAGGTCTTCTCTCGGCTCCAACGAATTTGGTGTCCTTCAGCGCCCTTGGGGCAACTGCACAACTTCGAAATTGGGATACTGTACGTGCAACCAAACAATGGAAATCTGGTCCGCCGCACTTACATGCAATAACCGATCCACCACCACCTGCCGGGGGCCCTGTAGGATCTGTGTGGTTTGGGTTGTATATCCCGTTTGTGGCGCAGGTTAACGTGGGGATGGCATCCAACGCACAGCAGTTGTATCTTTGGGTGAAAGATGGATATGGGCTGAATTCTCCGCTACCCACAGGCGGTATAGACTGCTACGAGTCCATCAAGACGCCCTTTGAAATGGCTGTGTCCAACCTGTACCCCAAGGATCAGCGTGTAGTAACTGACACGCCCGTCACCGAAGATCGACAACCTAAGGATCCTACTGACTTCAAAAATGAATCGACGTGGTATGCGGATGCGAACTCAGAGGTTACTATATCGCTAACGCTTCCAGACTTATCTGTGTTGTCAATCTCAGGTTCTCTAGGTATGGCTGGAGAGATTGATCTCGGTGCGAACCCTTGGGGCTGTACGTACACCTTTGATATGCATCGATACGATGCGGATGATGTTATTTACTGTCGTCTGAGTGCGTTGCAGTTCAACGGTATTCCGGTCGACCTCTCAAGACTTGACTTGAGCAATCCTGGAACTGGAGATGCACCTGATGCGGATGAACCAAACTGGAAGCGGAGTGTAGATAGTGATTGCGCAAGAATTGGGAACAACGGTGGTATAGCTACGTGGTGGACTGGAGCAGGGAACGATGCCCGCACATGGAGCTGTGATATTCTAGGCCCCTATGAAGGTGTCTTCATTGCAGAAGATGGTGGACACGAGGATTCGACATCATATCCGGAAGGCAACATCGAATATGAGGGACCTTGTATCACCTACACCGCGCCTGCGGTCTACACTGTCGACACATGGACAGGCTCGAAACCCTACTACGAACAAGACAAGTCTTGGGAATTCGATTGGGAATGGAAGACTCTCTCCACCAAGGCGGCTGTAAAGATTCAAGAGACATCGGCGTGGAGGACTCTGCGAGGAGAAAATGTTGGTGGAGCCACAGCTGCGAAGAACGACCAACAGTGCGCTCTGCTATGTCATCCCATCAATAAGGACTATACCGGCTCACCGATCTGGGACCTTCTTACGATCTCGCACGACTCCAGTTTGAATGTCAACGTTCCTCCGGCCCTCGCTTCTCGTCCGACGTTCTGGGAGGGCAGTACAGGCGTATTCATTCCGCCTTGGAACAATGATTGTTGGGCTGTTGGAGCGCGAACAACCTCTCCCACAATAACACGGACTTTCGCATCGCGCCACTATTTGAGACTCAACAGGCTGGCCGGCGGTGTTTGGGTACCTGAACTACAGTATCACCCTGACTGGCCGATCATGCTCAAGCCGAATGCTCCCATTACTGACACGCATGATGATCCCGATTGGTGGAGTTCTGCGACTGGAGGTGTTGATGGAGAGGACAGCTGGTACTGGCATGAGTGGGGATACCTACTCTTGGAATTGGCGGCACCGATTGATGGCCAGATCAGCTTGCAGGTAGACTACTCCATAAACATCATCGCCGACCCGTGCTACACATGTGCTACCTCGAGATGGGCAGATTGGACCTATACCCGTACCCGTCGAGTGGTCACATACACAGTGCAAGTAGCATCGGGTAGGAACACTGTCCTGATCGATCTACTCAAGCCGGATGAAGGTGTCATCCCAGAGAAGGCGACGCGCCTCTTCCACGTGGACAAACTGACCTTCCGACTTCCTGCCAACAACACTGGGGTCGTTCAGAAGTGGTGGCTTAACGGACTGAACCTCGTAGCTGATCCTGGTACGAGTACGCGGGCGGAGCCAAGCATACACTTCGAGGCTCGGGCTGTGCGCTCGTGGGATTGGCCTGCAAGGGATTGGTTTGGGTTCGGGGCAATTGTTGATGGGAAGGACGCACTCGAGACGGACTACGGCTATGACAACTATCGGTATGAGCAGAAACTGCTCTACATTCAGAAGGTAGAGCACTGTCCTGGCAGCGCCAGTACCACCGAGCTCCACCACCTGAAGGATCTGTCTCGACTCGCGCAGGAACTCCTTTGGCGTGATGGTTGGTCCGCTACGTGGAACAATCCACAAGAGAGTCCATACAACAAGGACGCCGATGACAACCGACTAGCTGCGATGCTCTACTGGTTCGACTTACAGAATGCGCATGAATGGAAATGGGCTTCGGGTTCACAAACCTTAGATGGAGCTGTGCAGGTTGGGCAAACAAATCTTCTTGCCGGCGTCCATCAGGAGTGGCGCTTCCAAAAGCTGCCTCGGATACGAGGTCATGGCCTCGCCTATCGTACAGGCGGTGGCGCACGAGCAAGAAATCGAGCTGCTGCTGTTCGTATCGATCAGAGAGCTTTGGGCTCCGGCGATTCTTGGGTGCGGGCCTGTGTCGTTGGAACCGACGAGCATGGCCGCTTCAGGAGCACTCCTCTCCTGGAGAAAGATATGGAGTATCGGGTACGTGGTACATCCACAACCTTTGAGGGAGCTAATCGAGAATACACGAGTTTTGGTCGATGCACAATTGCAGGGCTTTCTACAGGAGGCGCCGTTGATATGTTCCGCTTTCCCGCAGGCAACGTACCTGCAGTTGTTTCCATTGAAGGAGACGATATCAATTTCCGTTGGCTTGATCAAAATACGACTTGGACTCCGCCTGTTGTGGTAGATAGTAGTGGTGACTATGACTCAGTGGATGCCGAAACAGATGGCAATTCAATCTGGGTGGTAGCTCGACGCGCGAGTGATGAGAAAATGTTCGCTTTCGTTTCTGAACAGCGTGGTCTGGCCGGAACCTGGAGCGCACCAATTCCGGTGGTGGTCTAGATGTCGTACGTCCGCACTGCGGTAAATCTGATCTTTGATCGTCCTAACTCCAAGCGCAACATCGGGCGTCTCGGATCAGGACGTGACTGGCCTGCTGCAGAACCGAAGGAGGAGCTTCACGGCTTCACGCCTGATGTAGGTGGTGAGTATGGTTGGCGATATGACAATCGCTTTGAATACATTCAGCGTCTGAAGGCTATTGGTCCTATCGGAATTGCAACACCAGAGGACATGAAGATCGGACCCGCTGTACATGCTTGGGATGTGTTGCAAGGGCTTTGGAGAGTGACGGAGAAGAGTGCTCAACTACGGTACCGCTTTTTACACTTCTACGATGGCAGGAAGGAGCTGTATGCTGCCAGTGAATATGGTATCGTTCGTAGTTGTGATGTTCTCTGGCCCTCATTCAAGCTCTGGTTGTACCGAGCGGCAGGTAACACGGATGATACAGATCCTGCCACATTCACGATATATCTTGATGGTGTTGATGGTACTAGCTATGCTCTGGTATTCCCTGCTCAAGGGCCTATAGGACAAGAGTTCACAGATCAGACCGGCCTTGTAGCTGGACAGTACACGCACCCATTTCTCATGGGCAAGCGTCCGGGCGAAAACTACACTGTCATTGATACCTGGGAGGGAGGTGCGACTCCACGACACGCCAACACAGATCGAGAGGTTTCTCTTGGGGTGCTGGCTGTTGAGTACCAAGCAGGCATCCTCATGCTTCGGCGAGAGGGCTCTCGGGAGCCTTGGATCTTCCATGGCAACTGGGAGACTCCTGACGGCACCTCGGTGTCCTTCGGCCTCCAAGCAGGTAAGATTACTATTCACGTAGTTGGACACACAGCGAAATTCATCTTCGCACCGTTTGTTTATCCTGACGGTCTCGAGCTCATCCCACGTACAGCACACTACAGCAACGCTGCGGTGATGAACCCAACACAGTCTCATCATATAATCGCTTCTGCATCTCCCGCCACCAGCATTAGCAGTACGGTTGATGATCTTGGAGGAGGTTGGACTAGGCCCAGGCTGACCTTCCACAGCACGGACGCAGCTCAGCGAGCCTTGTTCGTAAATCTCCAAGAGTACCGACCGACTGAAATACTCGCCGGACACAGCACACCGGACCAGACCCAAGGTAATGACAGATTCAAGGTCGTGAAGCTTGCTGGTGAGATGGGTGCAGACCTACGCAACAGCAGCCTTCGAGCTCTCATTCAGGCGAAACCTCCGCTCGATGTTCGTCCAGTGTTGCCGCACGGTCGCCTTCAAGCGAATATCGCAACAATGAAGACCGGCGGCGGTGCTTGGATCTACCAACCGCTCTTCGAGGGACATGTGTGTGCCCCACGATATACGTTGCCGGCAGGCAAGCGTCCAACGGAGCTTGACATCTTGGGGCAGGATGTGATTGAGGCGAGTTTGTCAAAACACCAGATGGGGGATTGCTGTTCCTTTGAGGGTGTTGGAGGTCCTGGTGGTTGGACTGCGATAGAAGTCTTTGAGTATCTCCTCAATCTTGCTGGAGTCGCCCCAGACGAGATTTCGATCAGTCCTCACCTGACAGAGGTGAATATGGGCGACAGCTACTACATGCAGCATCGCAACTGGGGTGAAAGCGCTAAGTGGAAGTTTTCTCCGAATGACAGCTTGGTGCGTGCTATCGATCGACTTGTTGGATCGCTGGGGGTTGCGGCGCGTACTCATCCAGGAGAGCGTGTGAAGGTGGTTTGGGGTGTTAGACCCATCTGGGGTCCTGGACCTGTCGGGACTGTCCCAAACCTTGCGGACTGGAAGATTGTCCTCGAAGAAGCATACGAACATCAACCAGGCTTCTACAACTGGGTACTATCAGATGACACACCAGTAACAGAATCCTTTGCCCACGAGATTACGTCTCACTGGTCCGTCGGAGACTTCTGCAATCTTGTGCAGGTTATGGCTGGTCGTGGTCCGCAGGCTGTTTCGAAGACGTACTGGGACTTCGGTAGCTGGAGTAACGAGGCCTCGGACTACTTCATCTCTGACGTTTGGCAACGATATGAGGCCTTCCCCGAGGGGGCCGACGTTGAGGCAGTTGCCCTGGCCATGTGGGAGGAGCTGCACCACTGGCGACGTACGATTCGATGGTCTCTTCATGATTGGCCTCAGCTGATTCCGAACATGACTGTCTTGGCGCAAGTCACTGCTGCAGACGCAGGGATACCGATGAATAGTTTCTATCGCATCATCCACAAGAGCTGGGAAGTCGACATGAACACAGGACGTTTTTATCAGACACTTGAGGCCGCTCAAGTAGAATGATTTCAAGCACTTTTGTTGAAGGAGCGTGAAGATGTGGCAGACATGACTACGTACCTGGTTTGGGTAGCATTGTTCACAACCGCGACAGATGATGCCGGTGGTGGTGCAGAGGTTACCGAGACCGGATATGCTCGGGAAGAGCTTACTGCTGCAGCACCAGTTGATGGTGATGGAGGAAATAGCGTCGCAATCTCATTCGGGCCCGCAACGGAAGATTGGACTGAAGTGACGCATGTTGCGCTCATGGATGCAGCCGTGGGCGGGAACATGTTGATGCACGACACATTGACAGTACCGAAAACGGTTGCAAACGGGGAGACTGGTGACTTCGCAATCGATGCATTGGATCTCGCATTCAGGTAGATTGCAAACGCCGCACGGGAGGTTGGTAACATGCCGACAAAACTCGAGCTACTCGCGGTGGCACTCGCGGATAAAGAGCTCGCGAAGCTGCCGCACGATGAAGCGGTCGACCGGCTGAATCACCCGAGAAAGACGGGGACGGAAGTCTCCTATCGGCCTGTCACTTATGAGGAGTTCGATGCTGCCACGGGCGTACTTTCTCGTGCGCGTTTGGCGGTGGCAAAGGACGACTTTCGGGCAGCGACACTACCGACTGCCGAGTTGGACGCCGCGCCCGGCGTCGCAGTCAAAGAAAGCCTAACCGTGCATGGGCATGTGATCGTTGAGCCGGGGACGCAGGGATACGAAGACCTTGTAGCGGCAGCGGAGAAGGGGTTTTTAACTACCGACGAACTTGATAGGCTTGTGGAAATCGGCACGGTGCGCACGCCGATCATGCAGTCTTGGTGGCAGGAGAACGGCGTCAGCAACGTCCGCATTGCGGAAGTCATCTCTGTGCGCACAGATTGCACGGTGGAAGAGGCGCAAGCGCAACTCGATGCTAAGCGGAAAGTCGACGAAGCAACTGCTCTCGCGGCCCGTAAGATTGAAGAAGGGGGTGAGTAAGCATGGGCTCACCAACCATTTCCTGCGAAGCGATTGATGCCTGTGTAGAGGTTGCGCAGAACGCCGTCTATGAGGGCGCCACAACGCCGGTCGATCCCAACTATGTAACAACGCTGCATTTCCTGCTTGCGCTCACGACAGAGACGGCGCATACAGGCACGAAGATCATGATTCAGTCGAGTGGAGTGGAGACTGGGAATAGGAATTGGACAACCTTCGAGTTTGTCCGGCTCGTAGGTACTGCCAATTCCCAGGTCATCACTAATGACCCAGCGACAGTGGGAACGACGGTCTTCACTGTCGCTGATACGACGGGATACGAGGACAACGGAGTTCGCAAGGTTTTCCTGGAGGATGTAAGCGCATTCGCGAATTCTGAGTGGTTTGAATTGGTTTCTGCTGTTAGCAATACTAGCTTGACGGTACTCGATGGTAGCGCCATCGAACATGCGGTCAACTCTATCTTCTACAATGTCGCCGAGGATTTCGAATACGATCTACCACTCGGTCACGACCGCTTTCGCGTCATCGTAGACAATACCTATGATGACGATGGCAGCACTGTCGCCTACCAACTTGACGCGACCAAGGCCACAGGGGTATAGCCCATGCCCGGACTGATTGAGCGACCATCATTCGGCGAGGCCATTGCGCTCGACCCATACTGGGCTGATGGCCTCGTCGGCGCGTGGTTTATGAACGAGGGCCGATACTCGCCTATCGTCTATGACGCGAGCGGGAACGGGAATGATGGCGTCCTCACCGGCATGGACCCGGCGACGGACTGGGGATTGGGGGAGGATGGGTGGGCGCTGAAGTTTGGCGGTCAAGGTAGTGGAGAGTACGTTGACTGCGGCTCACATGAGTCTCTGGATATAACGGAGGAGTTGACGATAGCTCTCTTCTCTAACCCGTCATCTAACGACCTTTTTATGGTAGCTCGTGCGAATGGCTCAGCTTATCAGTATGGCTTGTACAACGACTACCAACAACTATCTCTGTATTACGGAGCTAATCACAATACCGGGACAACAACTGGTATAAATACTGACGGTGCATGGCATCTATATGCAGTGACCGTGGATGCCTCCGCAGTAACCTTTTGGCGAGACGACTATTTCGAGGCTAAGGCTCCAATCTCGCTGGTCTCACAGGCGGGTGCCCCATTCCAAATAGGCGCAAGGGATGGAGCATTTGAATACGGGGCAGACATTGGCGACCTATATGTTTGGTCGCGTGCCCTCTCCGCTACCGAAATCCGCACGCTACACGAGACGCGCGGGAACTGCCTGCTCGCGCGGCCGGATTACGGGTGGCTCTACGGGGCGCAAGTGCCAGGCTTCCAAGAGCTTGCTGGTGCGTTATCCGGTGACGGCGATCTCGCTGGAGTGATGTTAGTCGACAAAGCCCTTGCCGGTGAGCTATCCGCAAACGGCGATCTTGCCGGTTCGATGCTGGTCGACAAGGTACTTGCAGGTGTGTTAT